TCCTGATCTATCGTTCGTATTACACTACGGCTGTGTATTACGTTTATCCGTGAAGAGTCATGGGCCCTCTGTATGGGTTAATATACAGATCCTCCTCCTCTTTGTGATCGGTTTACACAAAGTTAAAATAACAAGAAACTAGTTCCCCTAAAAGCAAATATGAAAAGTAAGTTTATGATTTAGTAGTTCTATGCTGAGATTAGTATTTTGAAATTGACAAAATGTGGACCGATAATAATTTGACAGGAAAAATTGTTTCTCTTTTAAAAGGAGGAGAACAAGCCCATGAGGTAAATTATCCTTTAGAACCCCAATTTGGGTTCGAATTTGACCGTAGCTCCTTGCGCGATTGCAATGCGATGAATCATATTGAAAATTTTTTCGCTTTATGTTTTTTGCTTAAGGATGTTACTAACACTCGACAGGCTGCTGCCGCTATTTTCCTTTATGTAAAGACCCATTACAATGATTCCGTTTTGGTGTCTGTTAAGGAATTTTTGGTAGAGAATTGCCTGTTTTCCGTACGCGACTTACAAGATATTTCTGTTAGCACACCCAGTTCTACTGGTTATGAAGCTGACGATGAATTTGAAGTTCAATCTGGAACTGAACATTGGTTAAATGCCTTGCGTGATATTAAGGACAATTGGATGTCTATCATCAAAGCCCCTGTTTTTTCCAAAGTTTCCAAATTGATTAGTATGTGTGCCGCTCTCGGTTTGTGTAATCTTGCACATTTCGATTTTGACATACAAGGTATTCGCGTATTTTCGATTCCTGCCTATGGCAAGCATGTTGCTGCAGTTGATTTTATCACTGCCTGTTTTGAAACAGTAGAACTGTTTGTCAATGGTGGATATGAGTGTTTTAAGTCTGGTTCTTTGACTCCGTTACTTTTTGAAGATAGAGCCGCACAACAATTTGAACAAGAGTTTTTCAAAGTGCGAGAACTTTCAACCACTGTTAAATGTGGTAATTTAGAAAAGTTAACAGGTATGAAGGATAATGATTATGGTGCTCTGTTAGATGATTTGATCGACAGAGCAGACCGATATTTACAAAATATGCCCTCATCTTTTGAGAGGAAAGTTATGTCAGGTCGCCGTGAACAGTTGTCCTTTTTGCGTATGGATTATATTACTTATCGTGTATCTGGGAAGATGCGCCAAGCTCCTTATGGTATTTTTATACACGGGAAGCCCGGTGTGGGCAAATCATATACTATGAATTTGTTTACACGAGTTGTATTGAAGTCCAATTCTTTCAATGCTGACGATGATCGTATTGTCGTCATCAATGAGGCTGATAAATTTATGTCCAATATCAAAGCACATGTGAATGCAGTGCTTATTGATGATATGGGCAATACTAAGCCAGATTTCGTTGAAAAATCGCCTGCGCAAAAAGTCATTGAATTAATTAACAATGTACAGTATTATGCCAATATGGCTGATGTTGACCAGAAAGGTAAAATTTCGTTGGAACCTAAGGTTGTTATGATTTCAAGTAACTTAACCTTGCAGCGTATTGCTGCTACTTATTCCAATGATACCATGTCCATCATGCGTCGTGTGTTGCATATTAAACAAGACACACGCCCTGAATATCGTATTGAAGGTACTGACATTGTTGACACCGCTAAGGTTATGCGAGACTTCGGGGATGATCCATTCCCTGATATTTACCTCTTCGAGGTGTCCCGTGCTAAGGTTGTTGGAGGTAAGAGTGCTGTAGAGCCTGTTCCAGGTTTGCCACTCCAATGTAACATTAAACAATTGACTGCATGGCTTGTAGAAGATACTAAGTCGCATTTCCTTCACCAGGATTTTGTTGTAAAACATACACAAGATATGGCTTCAAAGATTGACGTTTGCAATGGGTGTTCTGCACCCAAGTGCGTATGCACGTGCTACCATAAAGACACTGATGATGTGTCAATTGACATGGATGCTGTGCGCGACTTTGTAGATGATGATAGTTTGGATAATCAAGCTGGATTCACTGGAAATTCGTTTAACAGTGGATGGCGAGATTTCGCAGAGACTGAACGCAACACCCGAAGAGGTGATGCTGATATGGCTTTGGACCACAATTGGGTTCTGCGTTTGTTCAACCATTTGCCAGATTGTATGTTCAACAACACCATCATACAGTATATTTATTTCCTATTGCGTTTGCGTAGTATTGCGCGCAAATTGTATGAAGAACGTGCTATATGGTGTTATATCTTGTTTATTTTATCTTATTGCTGCTTTTTGAATGTTGCATTTGGTGTATGCGGCTTTACTATTGTGATTTATGTTTTCCTCATTGAATGTTGGAAAGTTCACAAGCAATTATGTATGGCTCGTGCTAATGAACCTGGCCAATTTCGCAATATGTTGTACGTTATTCGTCACGACAAACGATTGCGCTTGCTAGGTTCTTGTGCACTTATGGCCGCAGTATATAAGATTATAAAATATGCTTTTTCGGCATACAAACTATCCAGTCAAGGTAGTCTTTCTCCTTCTAACGAGGCAGAAGTGCGTCAGCGTGATGCTGAGGCCAATCCTTGGATAGGTGTTTATGTTGAAAAGCCACCACAAACTTTGAAGGTTGATTGTACCAGTGAACAGTTGTGTAATGCAGCTGGGAAAAATTTAGCTTATATGCGTATGCCAGAACACCCTGATGGTGTTGCTACTAGTAACGCATTTTTTATAGATAGTCAGAAGGTAATTATACCAGACCATATGGTTTATGACAAAGAGATCTATGCTGAGTTTTATGGTGCAAAGGCTTTTGATAGCTTCCTTGGAGAGCATGCAAAGAAACCTATTTGCAAAGTACGTCTTAATATTACTGAGAGTCATCTTGTAGGAAAAGACTTGCGAATGTTTCATGTACACAATGGAAAAACTTGGGCTAATAAGCTTAAGTTCATTGCTGAAAAGACTGTTTCTAGGTCTCCAGCCATTTTGCTTTATCGCGATTATTATGGAGATTTGTTACAACAGCAAGTTTCGTGTACTTATAAGCATTCTATAGGAATAGGCGGCAAAACTATGCCAGCCTACATGTATAATACCAAGGAGCCTACTTTTAAAGGAATGTGCATGTCGCTTATTATTTCCGAAACCAAACCAAGTGTAATTTTAGGATTTCACTTAGGTGGAAAAGGTATAGTAGGCGCAGGAGGTTGTGTGACTCGTACAGAGCTTGTAGAAGCCATAGAGAGTATTCACAATCGAAATCCACATTTGTTGAAAGCTCACAGTGGCGGGGACTTTCCTCCAGTCATTTATGATAAGGAGATAATAACCAGCCCCGTTGTACATGAGAAGAGCTTCTTCAATCATTTACCCGTTGAGACCAGTATCGATGTTTTTGGTTCCACTTTTGGGCGAGCGAAAGCTACATCATCGAAGGTTATACCAACTTTGATATCCGACTCTGTTGCAGAGATTTGTGGTGTACCCAATCAATGGGGCAAACCACGATTTCATAGATGGGTAAATTATTGGGAAAATTTGCAAAAATTGCAAACACCCAGTACTGGATTTCCAGCAGAAGCTCTGAAGTGGGCGTGTGAAGATTACATTGCACCACTACGAGAACTGATCCAGAAGCCTATGTGGAAGGAAGATGTAAAGCCTGCCACGTGGATGCAAACTTTGTGTGGACGAGATGGTGTTCGCTTTTTTGCGAAGATCCCACCTAACACATCAATAGGTTTCCCTCTTTCTGGTCCTAAAAAGAATTATATGATTGCTTTGGACCCAGAGGAATACCCGGATTTTGCGTGTCCAATGGATATGGAACCCCAGTTCAAAGAAGAAGTTGAACGAGTTAAGCAGGTTTACTTGAGTGGTGAACGTGCCTATCCCATTTTCAAAGCTGCATTAAAGGATGAGCCTACGAAACTCACTAAGACGAAAGTTAGAGTTTTCTTTGCTGCTCCCTTTGCATTGCAAGCTTTGGTCCGTATGTATTTTCTACCAATTGCACGCTTTATCTGCATGAATCCGCTAGTCGCGGAATGCGCAGTTGGTGTCAATGCGATTGGACCAGAATGGGATGAACTTGTTCGACATATCACCAAATTTGGTACAGACAAAATTTTGGCTGGAGATTATAGTGATTTTGACACTAAGATTCCCGCGCAAGTCACATCTGCTGCATACAATATTTTTATTCAGTTGGCTGAGGCCACTGGAAATTACACTGCAGATGATATTAAGATTATGCGTGGTATAGCCACTGATTGTACCCATCCCACAATTGCTTATGACGGTGTGTTGATGATGCTTGCTTGGTTGCATGCGTCAGGTATCAACATCACTGTCTTTATTGGAGGTATTTCAAATAGCCTTCAACAGCGATGTGGATTTCACGATATTGTCAAAAATAATGACTCCGTGTTATTTGATCAGCTCACTAAATACAGTAAAACTTTCCGAGATTTTGTCGCCGCTATGAATTATGGCGATGATATGGATAGTTCTGTTGATGAGCAAGTCAATTATTACAATCACATTTCCTTCCGAGACTATTTGGGCAAGTATGGTATGATTTTAACCATGCCCGATAAGACTTCGGAACCAGTTCCTTTCATGGATTTTAAAGACACAGACTTTTTAAAGAGAAAGAGTGTTAAAGTAGAAGGGACTGATCAATGGATTGGCGCATTAGATAAGGGCTCAATTTTTAAGAGTTTACATCAAGTGCTTCGATCTAGCGCTATAACAATGGAAGAGCAGTGCGCTCAAAACATTGACGGTGCGTTGCGCGAAATGTGGTGTCATGGAATCTCTGATTATGAAGAATTGCGTGCTCAGCTAAAAGAAGTTGCAGAATGTCATGGTTTAGCCCATAGATGTCTTCGACTTGATGTAAGTTGGGACGAAGCCTTTGATGAGTATCGTGAAAAGTATTTTGGTGAGAAACGTGAATTGCCAGAAGAACCTGACTTTGAGCTTGAGTGCCAGAGTGGGTTTGAAGGATCATGTGAGGTTTTTCCTCTAGCAGTTGATTGCTATGGTCATGATAATGAACACAATTGGATAGTACCACCCAGAGAATGGTATTTTTTCTATATGGTATATTCATTTTGTACCATTGTGTTTCTTTCACTTTGTTTTTCGAAACGTGTTCTCTTTGTTGTTGATTGGCCAGATTGGACTTTTTTCTGTCGCCTGTCTTATCTTAGGATGATTGGGCTTGGGATATGGCCATTATGGGTCAATACATTTACTTTTCACATAGTTGTGTACGCCGTTTTGGCATTCAACATAATTCTCTTTGGGCTTTTTTATCATTCCGACGAACATTTTCCATTTTCTTATGGTAAACCTCGTATTCGAAAGTACGTCCACCGTTTACGACGGCTTGAGGCGCAAAGTGGACACGAAGACATAGAGTTGGATCAACGTGAAGTAAGCAGAGAAATTGTTGCATGGCGACATTCACAGCTTGTGGATAGAGACCCAAATTCAGACAAACCCTTTTATGATGATGAGCGTTACTTTTGTATTAAACGTTCACATGCATTTAATCATTTTAATGGCTTTGATTTAGGTGCCAATAGCAAATGGATATTGATTCCACGTGCGAAGGCCAATTTTATAGATCTGATAAAGTCATTGCATGCTAAACCAGCATTTTACCAAGATGAAATTTTCTTCAAAGGTGAGTTGGTTGGCGATATTGATTTGGGTTTTGTCATAAAAGGAGATCTTTTTATTTTTGAAATTAAGAAGTCTCCAAAGCGTACCCCTCGAGGTAACGCACAGGCCAAGTTGAATTTATTTCATCTTCAGATGATGAACGCTGGAAAGCGCATACATTCTTTTGTCGTACGAGATGACATTATTAGTCATATCGCGAGCAATTGTACTCCGACAAAGAAACAACTGAAGATGGGTATTTTTAGCTAGGTGCCCCCCGTCCTGGGAAGGACGTTAAATATATCCAAACCACAACATGTTGATTACGGTCATTCACAT